ACAAAGCACCTCATCATTTGTTGATGAAATTATAGCATTTAAAGTAATTAAAGTAAAGGAGGAAGAAATGAAGTTAAAAGAATTGATGGCTCAAAAGAGATGGAACATCACTTCTTTCGCCAAAGCGTTACATAAATCCCGCTGTACGGTGTGGAACTGGTGCAACGGTCATTATTTGCCGAATGTAACGGATATAAAGGCGATGGCGGAACTTTTGGAAGTTCCGGTCGAAGAAGTAGTCAACTGTTTCGTATAAACGGACAAGCGAAGAGGAAGTTCGGACAAGCGATAAAGCATACACTGAACGGGAGGACAAAGATGCCGGCGAAAAGAAATACGGAATTTAAGATCATTCATGAATTTGCAGACGGCAGAATTATGACCGGAGAAGAATTTATGCAAAAACCGTTTACCGTATCGTATGAAAAGAATGAAGAGATATACGAACAGGCACGGATCGCCTATGCTCCCGACGAGTATGCTGCCGAACGAAAGAGAAGGCAAAGGGAATCCGTTATTCAACGCAGGGAAGCGTTGAAGCTGGAAGCGGAACGGATAAGAGCGGAGCTCGAAAAACTCGATCAAATATAATCGAGTATTTGGAGGACAAGCTGTGATATTACAAGCGTATCTGGAAATTTTAAGAAAAACAATCAAGGAGGTTACAGCAGATGAGAGAGCTGAACAGCAAAGAGAAAAGCGCAGAGCGGCGGAAGTTGATGAAAGCGGCGTATACATTGAAAATGTATTGCCTTGACACTTTCTGCCCGCGGTGCCCGTTTTACCGGGAAGATTCGGAGCCTATCCGTTGCAGACTATCCGGCATGACGCCGTCCGGATATGACGTTATGGAAGCAGATACGGAGGACTGAGATGAGATTAGAATATGGAACGATAGGCATGACGAGCGAGGGAAAGCCCGTCAAACGGCTGTTTTTCAACGGGAAGATCGATCGAGACGACCCGCACTATGATCCGTTTTTCGATTATCATTTCAAGTATTCCGATTACGACAAGAAGTCGCTGCTGCGTTTTGATTCTCAATATGACAATTTTGATTCGCTTCTTGAAAGGGTGGTGAATAAGTGTCAGGAGACGGGCGTCGGAATTTCGTTAAAGGCGCAGTATTACATCGATTACCGCTTCAGAGCGAAGGCGGAAAAAGAGGCGAAAGCGAGAGCGGAGTTTGAAGCGATGGAAGCGCGGCGCCTGGAACAGCGGCAGATGATGAACCCGGAATATCGGATAGCACATACGCCGTGCCCGGGGGATTGCTCACAGTGCTATTTTTGCGATACCGGGTACGGAACTTCAACGAAATATTGCAGGTACTTAAACGATCGCTACAAAAAACAGGGATACGAAGGGGAAGCCCCCTGCGACTGGCACGGAAAACCGATGCTTGCGTACATTGTCACGTATGAATCGATGATAGGGCGCGGAAGACCCGAAGAATGCCCGTATCTGAAGAAGGAGAGAGCAGTATGAACATCTATGAAAAGCTGGCAATCATCCAACAGGAACTGAAAGCGCCGAAGGATCAGTATAATTCTTTCGGCAAGTACAGCTACCGCAGTTGTGAGGATATTCTAGAAGCCGTAAAACCTTTATTAAACAAGACGAAAACCGTCTTGATTATGTCAGACAGAATTGCGGAGGTGGGCGCAAGAACTTACCTTGCGGCGACGGTAAAACTGATTGACACGGAATCAGAGCGAGGCGAGAGCGTCGAGAACACGGCGTTCGCCCGTGAAGACGAAGACAAGAAAGGATTTGACGCGATGCAGCTGACGGGCGCGACCTCTTCCTACGCCCGGAAATACGCCTTGAACGGTCTGTTTGCAATCGACGACAACAAGGACGCGGACTACTCGAACAACGGTACAGAACAGAAGAAACAGGCGGACAAGCCGCAGAAGAAAGAAGCAAAGGGATTGACTTACGAGCAGGCAGTGCAGCTGACGACGACGGGCGGAAAGGCATTCGGAGACTGTACCGACGACGAGTTAAAGTATATCGTCGAAAATAAAAATATCAAAAATCCGACGTGGAAAGAGGGTGCAAAACTTATCCTGAAAGAGCGCGAGCACAGGTCGTTGGAGGCCTATGCGGAAGAGTTGGCGAACTCGGATGAGAAGCTGCCGTGGGAGGAATGATGATCGAATTTCAGACAGGGAAGCCGGAACTCGGCTTTACGTTGGAGGGAGACGTCAGGGTTTCGTTTACGGCCCCGAAATCCAAGCTGAGAGCGCTGTTATCCTTAGACGAGGGAGAATATGCGCTGACGGTGAAAAAACACCGGAAAGCGCGCAGTCTCAACGCGAACGCTTATGCCTGGGTGTTGATCGGGAAAATAGCGGAGAAACTGCAGACGGACAATGAAAGCGTCTATCTGACCATGCTCGAGCGTTACGGGGTATTTGCGCATCTGATCGTCAAGCCGTCGGTCGTGGAGAAGGTAAAGACGGAATGGCGGACGGTTCGGGAATTGGGAGAAGTGAGAGTGAACGGAAAGAAAGGCGTGCAGCTCCAGTGCTTCTTCGGTTCCCATACATACGACACGAAAGAGATGTCGCGGCTGATCGATGGGATCGTATCGGAGGCGAAAGAGCTGGGGATCGATACGAGGACGCCGGAGGAACTTTCCCTGATGTTGGAGGAGTGGGGCGCATGAACAGTCTTTTGCAGGAAGAGAAAGAGTGCTTTATCTGCGGAAAGACGACCGGATTGCATAAGCACCACATATACGGAGGCGCCAACCGGAAGAAAAGCGAAGAGAACGGCTTTTGGGTGTGGCTGGCGCCCGAGTGGCACAACATGTCCGGCAACGGGGTACACTTCGACAGGACGCTGGATCTTATATTAAAGCGGCTCTGTCAGAAGGAGTACGAGAAAGGGCACACGCGGGAGGAGTTCATGAAACTCATCGGCAAAAGCTACCTTTGAGAGGAGGAAAGAATGATAGGGAAACCGGAAGTGTCAGAACTTGACAAGAAGCGAACGCAGGAACTCTATACGTACATGAAGCTGGTCGGGCGACCGTGCACGAAGGAGGAGCTGTGCAGGGTAATCGGCTGGGAGTACAACAAGACGAATGACCGCAGGATCCGCGAACTGATCAACCTGATCAAGAAACGGCGGCCGATCATCGCGACGCCCGACCAGAGAGGTTACAAGGTGGCGACGGACAGGGAAGACCTGGAAGAAGTCGTGCACCAGTGGCGGTATATAGACAAAGTGCAGGCGGACTTGGAGGAGACGAAAGGCCCTCTGATGAAGTTTGTGGAAAAGATGAGGTGACATACTCTCCCCGCCATAGGGCGGGAGTATTCTTGCCTCAGAGCAAGATAAAAAACTAACATCAACAAACCATGAATCGAGTAAAGCCGTGAATATGAGTGTCCGGGCGCGAAAATGCGGACGAGGTGTCATAGGTGTGGAAATATGCGATGAATGGTCAAGGAGTTTTTCAGAAAGGAAGGTAAAATGAAAGAACATGGAATACCTTACTTTCCGTTAGATGTTGAGTTGGATGAAAAATTCCGATTGATTGAAGCTGAATATGGGCTAAAAGGGTGGGCGACCGTCGTTAAACTTTTTCAGAAAATATACGGAGAGTTTGGTTACTACTGCTCATCGACAACCGACATGATGCTGTTGTTTGCTAATGGAATAAAGGCGAGTTACAGTTTTGTGCTGGAAATAACTAAGGCTTCAATTAAGAGGGGTATCTTCGACAAAGATATGTATGAAAAATATCAAATTTTGACCTCAAAAGGGATTCAAAAGCGATATTTTAAGGCAGTTAGCCGCCGAAAACATATTGAAGTCGATAAGAGATACCTTCTTATAGATATTGGAAAAATTCAAGAAGATGTCAACAAAAACGGAGAAAATGTAAACAATTTTTCAAAAAATGCAAGCAATTCCCAACAGAGTATAGTAGAGGAGAATTTAAAAGAAAAATTTATAAAAAGAAAAGGAACGGAAGCCCATTTTGCCAATGAACACAAGTATACGTCGGAAGAGTGCGCAAGCATGATCGACGACATAATGGCACTTGATATTTAGGAGAAAAAAGCAAAAATGACTAATTACGAAAAACTTTTTGGAACACTTGAAAAGGCAACGGTATGGCTATGCAAAAGCATGAAATGCGCTTACTGTCCACAACGATTCGGGTGTAAAGTCAACAATCGCGAAGAAGAATGGGACTATTGCTACTTACAAATCGAAACTTATCTTAAAAGAGAGGTAAATGAATGAATCCCAATGTAATGTTTTCGTCTAAAAGCGAAATATGGGAAACACCGATTGATTTTTTTGAGGAATTAGATCGGGGATTTCATTTCCAAACGGATGTATGCGCTTTACCGGAGAATAAGAAATGCGCTCATTACTATTCTCCGGAACAAGACGGGTTAAAACAGAAGTGGGAAGGTGTTTGCTGGTGCAATCCTCCTTATGGGAGAAATATTGGGAAATGGGTAAAAAAAGCCGCTGAATCAGAGGGGACAGTCGTTTGTCTGCTTCCGGCGAGAACCGATACGAAATGGTTTCATGAGTACATAAACGGAAAGGCAGAAATCCGATTTGTAAAGGGTCGATTAAAATTTGGCGGAAGCAAAAACAGCGCACCATTCCCGAGCATGATCGTAATTTTCAGACAAGGAGAAAAAGAAGATGGAAGAGTTATATATCAGAATAGCCAATGAAGCAGACCGTACGGCGGTGGCGGTCGCATTGATTAAAAACGGGTACATTGTCAGTTTAGGGAAACGAAAGGACGAGAACGGAAAAAATGTAAGCGTTATCGTTTATAGAGAGAAATAAGGAGAAAGGTATGAACAAAATCATTTTAATCGGGAATCTGACAAGAGACGTGGAGCTGAACACGACGGGAAGCGGAACTTCTTATGCGCGGTTTTCCATAGCGGTGAGCAGAAGATTCGCAGATGCAGACGGAAACAGAGAGACGGATTTTTTTAACGTAGTCGTATGGAGAGGGCAGGCGGAGAACTGCTATAAGTACCTGCAAAAGGGAAGTAAGGCAGCGATTGTCGGCAGCTTGCAGAACCGGGCTTATGAAGATAAGAACGGAGACAAGCGGACGGTAACGGAAATCATGGCGGAAGAGGTGGAGTTCCTGACGCCGAAAAAGCAGGAAGATCATGAAATGAAAGAAGTTGCAACAAAGCCGCGGCAGATGCGTTTAGAGCCGGAAGAAGAGGATGACCTGCCGTTTTAAGAGTCGAAACGCTGTGAGGCGTCAATCGGGAATGCCCACCCGGTTCTGAAGATGACAGGGCAAAGGAGAAAAAACATGGAAGGCAAGTACATAGTAAGAGGCGACAGAAGCGGCGTATTTTACGGAGAAATTAAAGAACGCAATGGAAAAGAAGTCACTATGACCAATGTCAGGCGGTTGTGGTGTTGGGATGGAGCAAATTCGATTAGTCAGCTTGCTCAATGCGGAACAGTAAACCCAAAGAATTGCAAATTTACTGTAACCGTTGATGAAATGCTTATATTAGACGCTATCGAGATCGACAAGTGCAGTCAAGAGGCAATTAAATCGATTGAGGCGGTTAAGGAATGGAAAAGGATATAATTGAAAAGAGGATAGTTAATTTGGGCTCTTTCGCTGGCTACGGCTCCGGCTCCGGCTTCGGCTCCGGCTCCGGCGACGGCTCCGGCTCCGGCTCCGGCTACGGCGACGGCTATCAAATAAAAAAGCACACAAAAAGAGATGTCCATTATATTGATTCTATACCGACAATTATAGTTTCGATATTTGGGAATTACGCCAAAGGATTAGTGATACGAGAAGATACATTTGAACTGACAAAGTGTTATCTCGCAAAAGATCCGGTAAGCGGTAAAGTTGCACATGGAGACACATTAAAAGAAGCCTCGGTGGCACTTTATGCAAAAATAATGGATAGCATGACTGTGCAAGAAAAAATAGAGAGTTTCTGCGCGCAATTTGAGAAGGGAAAGAAATACAAAGGAAAAGTGTTTTTTGACTGGCACCACATATTGACGGGAAGCTGTATGTTTGGAAGAAAGCAGTTCGTGGATGCGCGTCATTTATCTCTTGAAGATGAATATACGGTAGACCAGTTTATAGAGATTTGTGAAAACGCATACGGAGCAGAGACAATCAAGAAATTAAAAGAGAAATGGAATTAACACATTTCAGCCTGTGCAGCGGGATCGGAGGACTTGATCTCGCTGCGGAATGGGCAGGATTCAGAACGATAGGGCAATGTGAAATCGACGAATACGCAAGTAAAGTCCTGGAAAAGAATTTCAAAGGAGTACATAATTTTGGAGATATTAGAACAATTACGGCTGAATCTGTCGGAAGATACGGAATCAACGCCGGAGAGATCACCGTTATCAGCGCGGGAATCCCGTGCCAGCCGTACAGCCTTGCGGGAAAAGGTTTGGGCGATCTTGACGAGCGTGACCTCGAACAAGAGTATATGCGAGTTGTCGGAGAACTTAAACCGAGATGGGCGGTCAATGAAAATACGCCAGGTTTATTCTCAAGGAAAAATCAGCGATACTTCCATAGAATACTGGACGACTTTTCCGCGCTGGGGTATTCTGTCGCATGGGGAATGTGGGGAGCTGTTGACGTCGGAGCCCCGCATAAAAGGCAAAGAATCTTCATTGTGGCGCACGCCGATGGCGAGCGACGGAGAGTTTGCGAAACGTACGAACGAGTATCTGATAAACGGTTGGATGAATCACTTAACAAAACATCTTTCGGAACAAGTAGCGTTTATGGAAACATTCCCGACACCGTTGGCGAGCGACGGAATACGAACAAGATACAGCGAGGATTCCTTGAAAAAAGTCGGGATGAGAAGAACGAAAGGCGAGTACAAGAAAGCCGGGTGCAATTTGGCAGAGTATGTTGCGGTATTTCCGTCCACTGTGGCAAGCGGGAAACTGAATGGCGGGAGCGGAAGTTATCGGAAATTGGAGAGACTGAAAGAAAAAGGGGAAATAAACGAAACGGAATTTCAGTCCATGACGGCCGGAAATGGTGGGAAATTGAACCCGACGTGGGTAGAGTGGCTTATGGGGTTCCCGCTAGGATGGAGCGACTTAGATGTCTCGGAAATGCAGTAGTCCCGTACCAGGCTTATCCCATTTTTGAAGTGATAGCGGAATTGGAGAGGAAAGGAGACAATTATGAATAACGATAATTTGAAAAAGACGATAACTAAATTTGTAGCAATGGCGATTCTCGAGGCAGATGAATTACCATTTGTAGAAACGGCGGAATATGTCGCAAGTGAACTTATTTCGGCGGGGATTGGAAAAATGAAAACTTGCAAAAACGAAAGCGACAATAACCCAGTTGACGAGTTCATTTGTTCGGAGTGCGGATTTATGACTGAGGATTTCAGCGAAAAGAGAGTTGATATGGACGACGGAGAAGTGACATATCACGAGTTTGAATTTAGGTACTGCCCTAACTGTGGCGCAAAGGTGGTAGAGGAATGAAAGTAAAGAGAAATTGATTAACGGAGGAAAGGAAGGATGAATAATTATCATTGCGATAAATGCGAATTTTTAGATGATAGAAGCAAAGATACTTTTATTGATGGGTTTTGCAAGAAATATAAACAATCGCTTGTTTTTTATGATTGGTTTGAAAAGTGTGATAAGTGCTTTATAGAAACTTTGCAAGATGAAAACGCCGCCCTGCGCGAACGGTTGGAAAAGGCGGTGGAGTTAAAGGCAAAGGTCGGAGATACTATCTATATGCCGTGGGTATATGGAGGAATCAGCGGTATAGCCGTTCTTGAGGTTCTCTATATGTTTATGCTTACAGATAAGATGGAATATAATACTGATATTGAATCAGATGATATTGCCTTTACTTCGCTCTATAATTTCGGGAAATTCCATGATGATGATTTCGGGAAGGTTGTTTTCACCACCCGCGAAGCCGCCGAAGCCCGTCTCGCGGAGCTGAAAGGAGAAAGTAAATGACGCAGGCAAGGTACATAGAGACTTACGCAGAAATAACGAACGAGGGATTGATCTTCGGCGGGTATCAAACAATCGGAGGGTTCAAGATAAAGAAATGGAAGTAAAAAAAGTAATCATAGATAGCTTGCCACAAAGACCAAATGAATGTATTTTTTGGAAAGCTGGATTTTTTTTAGGGAAATGTAGAATATTAAAAAAATCAGACTGGGAAGTCTGTTTGACAGATAAATGTCCATTACAAGAAAATAAGGAGAAGGAATGAAAGCAGTTTTAATATCAATACAACCGAAATGGTGTGAGCTTATAGCAAGCGGGAAAAAGACGATAGAAGTTAGGAAAACGCGTCCGAAGATTGAAACGCCGTTTAAGTGCTATATTTATTGCACGGAAAAGGCACTTTTAACAAAGTCTCATTGCGATGGGCACATTTATGTTGCTCCCAAAAAGAAGTATAAAAAGGCATTAGAAAATGCGGGGAACATAACATTGAGCGGTAAGGTCATCGGCGAGTTCGTGTGCCGTGGAATAATGCGCCCGAATAATAATTTGATCCTCATGGCAAAAGGAAGCCTTTTAACGGAAAAGGAATTGTTTGAATATTCTAACGGAAAAAAGCTTTACGGCTGGCGTATCTCCGACCTCAAAATATACGACAAGCTGAAAAAGCTGGGCGAGTTTTATAAAAAATGTAAACTTGATCCTGACGAATGCGGGAACTGTGACTTTCATGGGCTAATTCGTAAGAGATATGAGATAATAGGACATTGCTTTGCGGACGGCAAAAAGAAAATCACACGCCCGCCGCAGTCGTGGTGCTATGTAGAGGAATCAAAGTAAAGAGAAATTGATTAACGGAGGGAAGGCAATGACATTCGATGAGATGAAGGGAATATTGGAAGAATACATAGACACGAAAAAGTATCTGAAAGCGCAGGAGCGCAGGATAGCTGAATTAAGGGCGAAAATCGACGGTTTGAGCGCCGTCGACTATTCTCATGAGAAAGTTATCGCGAGTGCGTCTAACAGCTATGTAGAGGGCATTATTCTCCGTCTCATCGAATTGGAAGAGGATTTGTCAAAGACAATGGCAAAGATGTTTGCAGAGGAGGACATGATCGCCGAGCGTATGAAAGAATGCACGCAGCTGGAACAGGCGATGCTGATCGACCGCTATATGAATCAGTGGAGCTGGAAAAGAATCTGCAAACACTATCATTACTCTTATAATTCCAGGGGAGCAGTCAAAGCGGTGAACAAAGCGGTAAAGAAAATGAGCAAAGATTAAAACTGGACTGTTCAGGACACATTTTTTGTGATATAATGGTATCATCAAAAAGCATATACAAATCTCTCTCATCTTTGGAGAAATGCGTTCGGTGATACTACTGGGCGCATTTTTTGTATTGACAAAACTTGTGCGAGGTGGTATCATAATGGCAGAATGGAAAGAAAGCGAACATCCGAGAGATAATGCGGGAAAGTTCACTAACAAAGAGGGGAGTTCCTCCTCCTATCGTGATGAAGTAAACGAGCGGATCAAGTGGGCGAAAGAGAATAATGTCGAGTTGCCGTTGAATAACGACGGCTCTCTGAATGATATTCGGCTGCAAAAGATTTATAACGAGAATACGAAAAAAATTTCCCAACTTGAAAGAAAAGAAAATGAATGGGCTCGCATTAACCAAATTCAGGAATATACAGGATTAACTTATGAAGATTCTGAAAAAACATACAGGGCAATTCAGTATTATACAAAAGATGGTTTTAGGGAGATAAGGAATGGACATGCTCCAGAAGAAGAAAGATTGATAGAAAAATTCATTGAACTACATCCAAAATACGATGGAAAAATTTGGCGGGGAATTTCTTTAAGTAAAGAAAAAGGAGAAAGGTATTTAGCAGAATTGAATAAGAAAAAAATCAATGGAGAAACGACTGATATGCTCAGTCTTTCGAGTTGGTCAAGTTCTGAAGACATTGCTAATGATTTTGCTGATAATAGAGAAGGTGATTACAAATTTGTTTTTGAATTAGAAAATAAGAGTGGAGTAGGAATAGATCATTTATCAGAGTGGAAAGGGGAAGAAGAAGTATTACAAAGCGGAAAAGTTAAATATAAAATAAAGGATATAAGTATAGCAAATAACAGATATAAAGTTAAAATTGAGGAGGTATAACAATGGAAGATAAAAATGAAAAAATGAAAGAAGAAAAAAAAGAGCCTAAATCACGTTTTAGACGCGGTAGTATTTATGAACGTTGGGCCGATGACGAAGATGATTTTATAAAATGTTTTATTCAAAATAGTGACGATAATAAAGAAAATAAAAGCACTTAAAATGAAAATAAAATTTATTGGCGAAGAATATATGGATTATTTAATTCCAAATAATAGGATTGATTTAAAACCGGGTAAAATTTACGAGGTTTTACGCGAAAAGCCTAAATGGTATGTTGTTATTGATGAGAGTGGGGAAGATTATGCTTATCCGAAATCATTTTTTGAAATTGTAGAAGAATAAGATTAAAATGAAAGTAATATTAAAAGAATCTTGGAGAAAAGCAGAGGAAGAATTCTATAAAATCCCAAAGGAACAAAGAGAAAATAAGATTTTCTTTACAACAATGGATTTTAAACTTGGTAAAGCATATAAAGTTTTGTCTATCGATAAGAAAGGCTGGTATCGTATTGTCGATGAAAGCGGCGAGGATTATTTATACCCGCCCAAAATGTTTGAAATTGTAGAAGAATAAGACTATATTTGCAAGGAATAAAGCGCTTGGCGATTGCCGGGCGCTTTTTGTCAAAAAAATTTGTCGTTATTTTGTAAAAATACTTGACATTGTGCATATAATAATAGTACAATGTAATTACAAAAAGCGGAGGTATTAAAAATGACGACGTTAAACATAAGAGTTGACGAGAATCTGAAAAAGCAGGCGAATGAATTGTTTGAAAAATTGGGGCTGAATATGACAACGGCGATCAATATCTTTCTGAAACAGGTTATCAGAACGAACGGTATTCCGTTTGAGCTGGTTATCGAGACTCCCAACGCAGAAACGATTGCGGCGATGGAAGAATCGAGACGCATCGCCCATGATCCGGACGTGAAAAGATTTACCAATGTTGATGACCTTATGGCTTCTTTGCTGGCAGAATGAAGTACGAAATAAAATTTACGACACGGTTCAAAAGGGATTCAAAGCTGGTGGCGAGACAGGGTAAAGATCTTGCTAAGCTCCGCGATGTCGTTCTGAAACTTGCAGACAAGGTACCTTTAGAGGAAAGGTTCCACGACCACGAGCTGGTCGGTGAATACAGGGGATTCAGGGAGTGCCATATCGAGCCTGACTGGTTGCTTATTTACGAGTATTACGAAGATATGCTGATACTTTCCCTGACCCGTACGGGGTCTCATTCGGATTTATTCAGATAAATTAAAAGGTAAAATAGAAAGCGTATAGCAGGAAAGCTATGCGCTTTTTTTATAAGAAAAAGGAGGAGAAATGGCGAAGCTCACGGAGAAGGACCGCGCCTCGATCATAAAAGAATATGCGGCCGGAAAGAGCGTGCGGGAGCTTGCAAAAAAGTTTACCGTTTCTCCGACCGCAATATCAAAGATATTGAAGTCCGTAAAAAGTTTACAAAACGAAGGAAAAAGTTTACAGAAAAGTTTACAGCCGAAGCAGGATAATCAGGCACTTGCGCAGATGATTATCGACAAGGCGGTTGCGGGATTGGTGAAAGATATCGAGAAGGCGAGCGTAAAGGACAAGTTGCAGGCGATCGAGCGGCTGTCGGCGCTTTACGGGATCGAAGAGAATAAGGACGGCAAGATCGAATTTGTATTTGAAGTCCGGGATCTGACGAGGGAGAGAGATGAGAGTAGCGGCGACGATACCTGAAAAGTTTTCTGCTTTGCTGGATGCAAATGTCAGGAAAATCGTAGAAGTAAGCGGGCGATCTTCTGGAAAGTCCACGACAAACGAAACGGTAGCAGCCGGTCTTATGTTACGGCACAGATCGAATAACATCTGGTATTGCCGTGCGGAAAAAGGGGACGTAAGGCCGACGATATACAACTCGTTTCTTTCCACGCTGCAATTTATGGGAATAGATCATCTGTTCAGGACATCGCTTTCCCCTATGGAAATTACCTGTCTGGTTACGGGGGCGAAATGTTATTTCGGAGGGATCAACGGAAAAGTAGCGAACGACCTGAACACGACAAAGGGATTTACGCCGCAGGACAAGTCTCTCGCGATGTTTATCCTGGATGAAGCGAACGAGGCGAAATCGTCTTTGCACGTCAGAGCCGCGGAAACGACGGCGAATAAATTTCTGAAGGCGGACGGAAAGATTATATACGCGTACAATCCGCCTCCGGTCAGAACGCATTGGGCGCACAGATACTTCGGAGACGAGATAAAGAACGGAGCGACCCGGATCTACACGACTTATGAAGATATCTATCAATTATTGAAACCGGCGACGATACAGGAAATCGAGGAGATGAAAGCCAACAATCCCCGCCAGTTTGCCTATTGGTACATGGGGCAGATGGTATCGCTCGAGGGGCTTGTATTATATACATTCAAGCGGGACAGGAACCTGTTTCCGCTCGAAAATTTCAGGAGGATGGCGGCGAACGGCTACCATCCTCTTTACGTAATATACGGCGTTGACAGCGGAATCGTGAAAGATGCGACCGCGGTCTGTGCCTGGGGCGTTATGCCGGACGGCATCCTGTTGAAATTGGGGACTTTTTATCTGAATCCGAAAGACGAAGGGGAGCCGATCCCGAACTCAATGCAGGTGCGATCGATGAAACAGTGGTACGATGAATTTTATGCGCTTATGCGAACGCACGGCGTTATGATGCCGGGCGCTTATAACGAGTGCTGGGTATTTGACAGCGCGGTTGTAACGCAGGACCTGATGTTTGAATGGCAGAATCACACCGGATTCTATTGCCGGGCAGTTGAAAACAAGAATATCGAGCGGGACATTAAAAGGCTGCAAAACGGATATTTCAGGGGAATATTCCGTGTTTTGGATATTCCGATGAACGAACCGAGTTTAAGAGAGACGGAAACCTTTTGCTATGACGAAAACAACGAGATTCCCGACGGACAGGACGATCATACGATCGACGCGGACAAATACGCGACGGCACACTATTATTACAATTACATGACAATGAGCGGATAAGGAGACATTATGGCTTTTCAATTACCAAAATATCTGAAGCGTTACCTCGATACGAAAGGGAGGATTCCCTTTGAAAACTACACCAATAACTCCACGTATTATTCACAGCTGGATTATTACTGGATCAATTACATGGAATACGTGATCCGTCCGTGTATTGCATACGGAAGCGGCGCGGTGGACGGAGTGCATAACAATGCGCTCTCATCCGGGACGGGCTTTGCTCTCGTAAACGGCGCGTCCCGCGTGGTCAGGGGAGACAAAACCTATTTTGAAGGAGACGATTACACCTGTGAGAAGCTGGGCGGCGCGTGGGCGACCTACTCCAACTTTTCAAAATTTCTGGATCGGGCGATACGCTTTACCATGTTGTGCGGGAGCGCCCCGATCAAGATCGATATCGACAGATTGGGAAGATCGTCCCTGTCGGCCGTAAGGCTGGACAGGAGCCTGATTTCCACAGACGACGCCGGGAATGTAAACAGCGCCGTCTTTTTTGTTTCTATTCTTTCAAACCTGAAACGGGAGATCGGAGAGCAGATCGAGTATTGGCTGGTGGAAGAACGGAAATATAACGAAGCCCTGAAACCTGTAATCGTTTACAAAGTATTCCGCAAGAGCGGCGTGGCAAATTCTCCCACGCTGCCGTCTCCGTATCAGGTGGGAGTATCTTTCGAGAATCTTCCTCCGCGGGTAAAGCAGGAACTTGTGCGGAACGGAATCAACAGACTGAACGAAGAAATGGAGCTTCCATTCACGGACGGGCTCGGCGTATGGCTGCTGACGCGCACGGGCGTAAATTCATGTGTTCCGGATGCGCCGTTCGGCGATCCTCTCTTATATGGTCTGCTCGATCTTCTCTGGTCGCTCGACGTCGTTTACAGCGGCTCGATGATAGACGTTCTGAACGGAGAAGGGAAGATCCTCGTGCCGAAGCAATTTCTTCAGGAGACGATGGCGCGGCTGCAAGCGCAGAATCCCGGCATGGCGTTTGATGTGACGACTGCGGAACTGGACGGATATAAGGACGAATCGTTCGTCTATGTCATGCCGTCTATGTTCGATAAGGATAAAATGGCGCCGACGCCCGTCCAGTTTGAGATAAGATCGACGGCGTACAGAGAAATGTGGGAGCTATATCAGAAGGAAGCCGCCGTTCGGGCGGGATTTTCTCCGACTTCGATCTTTCCTCATCTGGTCCCGGATAATTCCGCAAAAACGGCGACGGAGGTTACGGCGGAGGAAAATCTGACGCGGGCGAGCGTAAAACAATTTCACGGCTTATTTCTTCCTGTTATCAACCGTGCGATACAGGAGATCGCGCGGCTGGAAGGGCTCGACGACAACGTAGAGCTGAAGCTGTCCGATTATATCGGGAACAAACTGCAATCAGACCAGAATATCCGTGAAAACTTTGCGGCAGGTCTGATACCGAAAGAAGCGGCGGTGCAGGCGATCAATAATCTCTCTGCGGCGGAAACGAGGGAATACCTGGAAAAGCTGAAAAACGAACAGCAGGAATCAATGGAGGCGGCCTTCAATGAAAGGGATTATTTCGGACAAGCTGAATCCGCAGGCTTTGACGATAGAAGAAGCGGAAACGAAAATCAGAATACTGATCAAGCGGGAGATATTCCGCCTGACCCCGAAAAATGATATTCTGAGACTGGCGGCTGTGATTATCAAAAATGCCGTGAAAGAGCTTAAATTGCCGGTTTTAAAGGACGCGGCGCAAAGAAGTCTCTGGATATTTGCGAACAACCAGTATAACATCATCCGGTCTTCATTGGGAAATAACCTGTTGCTCGCGGCGGCGTTCATTTCCGTGCTTGGAGAAAATGGCGAAGCAACGCTTCCGAAGACAAGGGCGAAGGAAATCATAAGGCAGTATGCTCCGCAGGCGCCGCCTGACTTTTACGGGGTGCCTATGCAGAAATACGCGCAGGATTATCTGAAAGAAAACGTAAAACCGGTTGTAGACAGGCTCGTAAAGTCATTTCCGAAAGACCCGGACGATATCAGCGGGAGAAATTCCCTGCGGAACCGCGCAGAGATGGAAGTGCGTTATGCGAGGCATCAGGAAGAACTGGAGGAACTGAAAGCAAACGGGGTAAAACTGATCATCGTATCCACGCATGCGGACTGTTCGGAACGGTGCCGGCCGTGGCAGGGGCGCGTTTACAGCCTGGACGGGACGTCCGGCACGACGAGCGACGGGAGAAAATACGTGCCGCTCGAAGCCGCAACCGATCATTATTATATGACGAAAGCGGGAAAGCGGTATAAAAACGGATTATTCGGCTTTAACTGCCGTCATTATAAAATTCCCTATGAAAAAGGGCGCAGATTTACGCGCTATGACGAAGAAACGGCAGAGAGAGAATATCAGGTCACGAAGAATCAGCGGGCGTTAGAGCGAAAAGTAAGGTATTATAAAACGCTTGCGATCGAAAACAGGTCAATCGACAAAAAGGCATATCAGCTGGCAAGGGAGAAAGCCGTAGAGTGGAATAAAATTTATATCGACTACTCGCAGCGGCATAACCGAGCGTATGATCCGTCGCGGACACAGCTTTTATGATAGAGCGCCGAAAGGCGCTTTTTTTATGCCCGAAAGGAGGCAGGAAAAATGTTTGATTTTTTGAAAAGAAAGAAAAAGGAGGCAGAAGAAACAATGGCAACGACTGACGAAAAGGAAGTCAAAAAGGCCGAAGAAGACATCGCCGAAAAGGGCGAAGATTCTCAGACCGAAAAAGACAGGATCGACGAGAGCGTTGCGGCGCAGGAAAAGGAAACCGGAAACGAAGATTCCCAGACCGCAAAAGACCGCGTCGATGAGAGCGAGGGCGCAGAAAAGGCCGATGAAAAGAAAGCGGAGGAAAAGACGGAAGAGAAAGGCGACGATAAACTCGACCGGCTGATTACCGCGATTGATAAATTGGTCGCTGCGCTTACGCCGAAGGAAAACAGGGAACCCGATTCATTTGATCAGAAATACGGGTTCAAGACCAAAGAGCCGCCTATGGCGGGAGCAAAAGAGTACGGCGAAAAAGAAATCAACGCCCTGCTCGGAAAATAAAATTTGAAAAGGAGTAAAGAATTATGGCAGTAATTGAAACAAACGGACTTTCCGACCGCGGATTGTATTCGCAGGTCATGGCAAACCTCGGCAAGGCTTATTCGCAGTACGGCGTGGGGGACGGCAACTATCCGAATGTAGACGACATTCTGACGGATCGCGCCCTCTACAACGTATGGATGCGAAACCTTCTCAACGCAAAGATCTTTATCGACGGAATGGGGGTAACGAACAGGACGGCGCAGGCACAGGGCGTATCTTCGGTACGCGTGCCCATCATGGCTCCGCCTCCCTATGTTCCCCGTACGATTACGATGCAGCCCTATACGGGAAGTTATCTTCCCGGCACACCCGGCAACGACGGGCTGGAAAACAGAAATCTCCCCAATACGCCGCAGACGGACGGGTTCGACGTGTATTTTAATCAGCTCTACGATCAGCCGACCGTCATTTATAAGCTGTCTCAGAACATGCTTTCGCTTCCGATTGTCGCTCAGTATACGGGGATGATTCCCGATACCGTCGCGAACATGGAAGATTCCACGATCATGGCCACGCAGATCAAGGGGGCGCTTTATCGGGCGGCAACGACGGAGAACGCAAACGTCGTCGACGTAGATCTCACCAGTACCGACGACGGTTATCTGCAGCAGACTATGAACAAGGTGATCGGACTGATGACGAACCCGCAGACTTCCTGGGCGGAGGGGATCGTTCAGTATGACCTTGATCGCTGCGTCATCATCATGAAACAGGCGTTTTTCGATCTGCTGTTTTCAGTTAAAAACGGCGTTCTGATCAACGGCGGCAATCTCCCTCAGGAAATGCTCCTGCGCGGCGCGTTCACCGAAGACGGCAGACCGAAGGGGAATCTTATCCGCGGTATGTATTCGGGCGTGTATATTAAAGTAGTCCCCGATTCTTATTGGAGACAGGCAGCCGCGTATATGGGGATCACCGCAGATCAGTTCGCTGAATTTGACAAGATCCAGGCATACATCGCAAATGCGGAAGGAACTGCGTTCGGCCGTGCCGACACGACGATCAACCCGATCCCCAATCCCGGTTCCGGCGTTGGGACCAAGATTCAGAATCTGTGGCAGTGGGGCTGCGGCGTCGTCCGTCCTTCTGCTCTCGGTATCGTAATTTCAGATCTTGAAAACTTTACCAACCCGGTCGATACCAACGGCAATATCGTTGCTCCCGCGGACTTTAACGAAGTTATTTCTTCTTACGGCACCGCTTCGGTCAACTACGGCAAAACGCAGAAGATCGGCGTGTACGGAAGCGATGATGTGACGACCGTTACCGCGACGATCAAGGGAACGGAAAGCGGAACGCCCGCCATCACGAATGCGTTGCTGACGATTACCAGCGACGGTAAGCCCGTCGGCTTCACGAACAATGCGGACGGTACTTATACTTACATTCTCGGAAGAGGCAAGACCGCAACCGTGAAGGTAACGGCTTCCGGCTATACCACACAGACGGTCAATGTAACGGCCACGAATACTGCAAGCGCGACTTATGCGCAGGCAATCAACATGGTTAAGAAGTCTTAACCGTTTTTTCTAAGGGGTTTTCGTAAAAGCCCCTTTCCAACGCCGTGACTGTGGCGTGACCTTCCTAAAAACGGCTTTTCCTGCGGGTTTTGAGCCGAGATCAAAGCCCGCTCCATTATCAGGAGGCAAAATATGTTTTACAATTACAGGGCCTGTGCCATCGAACCGTATAATGACGAATACATGGTGTTTGACAGCTTTTCCGAACAGTACAAACTGACGGAATCCGCAATCCTGCGCATGGGAATTGATTTGCGTGCCAGACTTGCAGAGAGAAAGGCGCCGAATCCGGAAATGATTATCGAGCAATTCCTCAATGACGTTTCCACGATTATTTATGCCTATATTCACGATTACAGCGTCAATAATCAGGAGCAGGACTGGCTGATCGCGCACATGCCGTCCGCCCGCCCCCTTATTTTCAAGGCGTTAAAAGAGCAGGCCCCTTATCTTTTGAAAGTCGGGAACCTGATGTATTCGATCAAGCCGGAGGAAAAAGCGGCGGCCGTGATTGATACCGCAAAGACAATTCTTTCGACGCCGCTGAAAGAGACGGGCAAGGCGCTTACCTATATGGGGGTGCTGTGATGTTCGATTATCTGGATATTTTAAGCGGGAGATTCGATCAGACGCTGACGGGCGTTTATTACAGGACGCGGCCGAACAGTCCGGACGATGAGAGAATCGAGTTCAATTACGAACCGGTGGACGTGAAAAGCTGGGCTTATAAGCAGCTGTTCGGAAATCTTGAAAACAGCGAAGGCGCCACATACGCGATCCGCACCAACGACGACGAGGGCTATAAAGTCGGCGGATATATCATTACGCAGGGCGGAAGCATCTGGCAGATTGTTCAGGTGGAGAAAGATATCTTATCCGGGAGCCGAGAGGCGTTCCGCTATCTGAAAGACGTCCCCGCCATTCATTACGTCATGCGCTTAGTGCAGGTAGAGGATTTATGGTTAACCGAGAGCGAATAGAGAGCGCCTTTTTTCGGGCCGTTAATACGCTGAGAAAGCTCGCGCCCAAAGATACGGGAAACCTCGCGTTTAACGCCATAAAGGGAGAATGGAGCGACGAAAACACGTATCACATCTATGTAGACGAGAACATCGCTCCGTATATGGTTTACACAAACGAGCCGTGGATCTCTTCGTATTGGAGAGGGAAACAGAATCCGAACGAGCATTGGTGGAACGCTACCATTCAGGAGATTATAAAGTTAATTTCCGCCGATTTACAAGGAGAACTGAAAAATGATTAACTTAAAACAGATAGCGAAAAAGATTGAAACAGACCTGAACGCAATCCTCAATGCGGAAAACGGCTTGAACAGCCGCTTTGTCAATGAAAAATACCTCTTCGCGACGATGTCGGAAGCGGGGAAGTACAAGCGCGGAAGGCGGCAGGGAAACCAGATCACGCACTATATTTCAGGGATATTATCGCTCATCAATTCAAGTACGGCGACGGCGAACGGCGGCGTGGTGATGGGCGTATATAACTGCTCATATGAGTTCGCAGTCCCTTTGACGCCGCCCCGCCAAATGAAAGTGAAGAAAGAGGACGGAAGCGAAGAGATCGTTGCGCTGGAAGAGACGGAAGAAAACGAGTTTATCATGCCGCAGCTCTTGCGCCCGGTGGTGGATTCGTATTTCAAGGCGAACAAAGGCGCGCAGTTTACGGACGAAGAGGGAATCAATTATTACGGCGGTTTCGAGTATTCGTTTCCCGCCACCGGCATATCTTCCACCGCGGGGATTATCGGGAAATACATGCTGATGACCGTCTATCTTACATACAACTTCGTGGAAAACGGCGTCAATTCCAGCGATTTCAAATTTTATCTGGACGGAATGGAATTGCCGTTCCAGACGTTTGTATTCAACCGAACCTCGACGACGGAGCCGAATGTCTATTCCAACGACGAAAAGGGCGTTGCAAAAAACATCGCGGCAAATACGCAGATCAAGGCGGAGTTTACGATCCCGGCGCTTCGCGACAATGACCCGATCGGTTATATTTACGGCTTTTTGATGAGTGCGGATAAGAATGTCGCGCATGAATTAAAAGCTGTGATTCCGGGCGCTGCATCCGATCATACCTATAATGTCATGATAACGGACGTGAGCATGGCGGGGGAATACGTAAAGAACGCGGGGCTTACCGTTTTGATGATCGAGATCGTAGACGACGAAGAGGCGATCGTCCCGCTTCCGCCTCCCGCAGATGCCTGGGTGATCTCCTTTACTCTGCCAGAGAGTTATGTCGGCTATTCTTTCACGTTTTCAGATGCCGGCGGTAAAGTTGTCAAGACGTCTTTTTCTTACAGGGGAGACGGAATCAGCGGAACGGCGGAAGCGGGACAATTTATCGACGGAGTATTCGAGGCGAAAAAGTATGAGAATTTTTGGATTATCCCGCAGGAACAAATCGCAAGCATTAAAATCTGGACGGGAACAGAATTTGTTTTTGTGGACGTCATAAAGGAGCCTGATCATGCCTAATACAAACGAATATCATCTCTATATCCACGTGGACGAGAAAGAAAAGGAGACGGAATCTCCCGTCTCCAATTCCTCCGCGGAGAAGAAAAAAGATAATGCCATAACGAAAGATGCCGCCCAAAAGGTAGGAGCGGCAGTAGCGATCTATAAAACGGCAAAAGGTTTTGCGAAGCAGCTTATAACACATCAAGTCAGTACGATAGAACTGAGAACAGGTGCTTCTGAATATCAACAGAAAATGCAGTTTATGTATAACATCGGAAATTCTGCGCTTGGAATTTTAGAGAGTATTGCACTTGGTGCGGCAGTTGGTGGCGGAGCGCCCGGTGCGCTTGTCGGCGCTCTTGTCGGAATTGCAGGACAGGCAATTTCCTACGCACAGGCGCAGAATGTCATCGACTTAAACAGAACACTGGAAAGCATGACGATCACACAGAATAACGTGCGTGCGGGGACTGCAAACAGGAGGTTGAATTACTGAAAATTTTCTATTTTCTTTTATTTTTTGGAGGAACTAATAAAATTTGTTGACAATTTTAGTAAATTGATTATAATTAAATCAATAACATTTATGTTATAATTTATTAAAAGGAGGTTCAAAATGGAAAAATGGCAACTGATATTTTATGAACGTAGTGGAAGATGTCCCGTTCAAACATATCTCGATGATTTAAGAAAGTCGAATGAAAACGAATATCGGTTGCTTATGGAAAAAGTAAATTTATTGGAGGAGTTTGGAACAGGAGTTACATATTTTCTAGGAAATAAATTTTATAAACCTTTAAGGGATGGAATTTTTGAATTAAAATATAAAAAGCATCGATTATTATATTTTTATCATAAAAATAAAATAATAATACTTTTACACGGATTTCGAAAAGACAGTGACAAGACGCCTGAAAGCGAAATAGAAAATGCAAAGAGAGAAAGAGAGTATTATTTAAGTAAGGAGATATAAAATGAAATTTTCCGAGTATAAGGAATCGGTGGTACAAAGTGATAGCAAATATGAAGAGATCTTTAAAATAATGGATCTTAAAAGACAAGTTATTACAGAGTTGATTAGAGCAAGAGGGGAACAAAAACTTTCTCAAAAAGATTTAGCAGAGAAGTGCGGTTTAAAACAATCTGCAATTGCTCGTATCGAAGGAATGGAAATTAACCCTAGATTAGATACTCTAATTAAAATTGCTTATGTATTAGGTTTACAGTTGAGTATTATGAAAAAAGGCGATTTTTTAGAGTTTAAGTCTTACAAAATGATGATACAAGATTTAAGCATAAGCAATAACGTTTATTCTAAAAAGATAATGTATAACACAAGTTTTCCCAAAGAATATATTATGAATTATAAGGGGTTCTATAATGAAGGCTGAAAGCATATTAAAGTTTAATGGCTATGTGGTTGAAAAATTAAATTTTCAATTAAATAAAAAATTTGTACATGAAAAAGAGATCGCAATTTCTCCTGCATTTAATAGAGAGATTGAGAAACTTGATGCAAATAAATATTTGGTTCGGGTAAAAGTTGTCATTGGAGACCTTGAGTCTGAAGAACAACCGTTTTACATTGAAGTAATATTGTCTGGTAAATTTGAGGTTGAATCAGAAAAAAGAAATAATAATCTTTCGTTGATCAAATCGAACGCAACAGCAATATTGTTCCCATATTTGAGAAATGCTGTTTCCATGCTTACGGCATTAAGTAATATTCCAACGTTAACGCTTCCGGTTTTTAACATAGTGGCATTATTTGAGGAATACGAAAAAAAAGCAAATGAGAAATAATAAAAAAAAGACGGCTAAGCCGTCTTTTTTCATCTCCGCCCACCCCTAAAACACAAAAGATTTTGACTAATTTTGTCGAAAACTGATAATAATAATTAAACTCCTTGCAAAACTTATACACAAAAGATATAATCAATGTGTCTGTAAACAGTTTGTTATAGGAATTTTTGGGAAGTACAATGGAAAATAAATGGGTAAATGTCTTTTTAGGATTTACAATCGTAGGAATTATAGCCGACCTCATTTGGATGATATATTTACTCTTAGAAATGTTGGCAACAGGAAAATTTAACTTTCTATTTTTGGGGTTAATAATTGGAGTAGTATATTTAATATCCCAAGCTGTTTTTATAAGAGCAACGGATAATAAGTTCATTGAATTATCTCATAGTATAGATAAGGGGGATCGGAAAATAAGAAAAATGGAAGTTGAAATTGACGATCTCGAAAAAGATTTGTATGATGATTCGGCGCAATAAATTTCTTGTGGGGGTATTATATGAAAAAGAAAATTGCTATTTCAATATTGCTATTTTGTTTTATATATGGGCTTATAATTGAAATGCGTAACTTAGTGCTATGGATTAGATCAATTATTAAAGCAGGACTTCCTAGTGACTTTGTAAATGTTATGTTGTTTATTGGTGCGATTATGCTTCCAATCTTATTTTTAATTTTAATAACAATTTTTGCAAAAAGTTTGTATAATTCTTTTCGTTCTGATGATGAAAATGAACGGAGGAGAAAGAATAAAGAAGAAAAAACAAGACAAAGAACTGAGCTAAAAATTAAAAAGAAACAAGAGGAAATAGAAGTTTTAAAAGAAAAATTAGATTAGAGTAATTTATAAAATTTGTGGGAATATTCTTTTTAGAAATAAGCGCCTGAAAGGGCGCTTTTTTCATATAAAAAAATTTTAAGGAGGACATGAAATATGTCAATCACATTCACAGTCAGCATTAACGGCAAACTTTATCCGAAAGCGGTTTTCCCCTTGAAGACGGCTGATCTTCTCGATGAACAGTTGGACGAAGCATATCTGACAATGGTTCTCTGCAAAGAGGAACATTTCGATATGTTGTCCCGTGTTCAGATTAACGCCAGGACGAAAAACGCTTACGGTCAAATTACTTCGGAGAAGTCCTTTAACTATGTTATTGCAAATGATCGTTCCGTTCTTACAATTAAGGATAAAAAGCTCTACAAGCATGAAATATACTTAATTGAAGAGACAAAGCTATTAGAAGGGTTAGAGGGGGATAGTATTGTATTTACTAATGCACTTGGGAATTTATATTTAGAAAATAAAACTCCTGTACAATATGTTGTTGATTTTGATAATGGAATTAGTGCAACAGTAAAAACTCCAAATTACTATACGCCAGAAAAAGTTGGAGAAAATTATAATTTCCTTTCTGCTAATCAAGTATTTGATTATGAAGAGGGTCCATATATTGGAGAGTATAATTTTACTACTACGATTTATTATGAAGGTGAACAAATTTTTACGACAGAGGATAGGGACGATATTTTTAGTGTAGTACTAGAACAAGGTACATATAAAGCGGAATATCAAGTTCGTTTTTCTTCGTCAACTGGAAATAGAAGAGCTACTATACATTTTGATATCAACGCAGCATCCAACCGTTACCCCCTCAAAAAATGGACGATCACAGATGTTGTCCAGCGCACGCTTGATCTTATTGAGCCGCACCTTGACGGCTATCCCAACCGCTTTACTTTTAATGAGGAACAGGCGGAGGAATATAAAAACGTAATAGCCCCCGAATTTGCGTTTACAAAGGAGAATCTCCGCGAAAGGTTACAGCAGATAGGGGGCTTTATTCATGCCGAGCCACGGCTTAGAAACGGGGTGATTTACTTCGATAAATATGGGATGAATGACTATGCGGATATGTATAAAACGCCGTATACGGGAAAAATGGTTTGTCAGGATATCAACCACTATGCGACGAATCTCGACAGTTCGGTAGATAATCTGGTCAGTCAGCTTTCTTGGGCGAAAGGGGTTATTATGGAGCCTTTTGCGGGCGGCTATCGCTCTGTCAGGACGGAATCCATGAATGTGCGTATCACAGACGAGAATATGCTCATTCAGACGATTTTCCCCGTTTATCAGGTGGAGAAACTGACCTGCGCTTATATCAAAGACGGAAAACTTACAACCTGCGATATTACGCCGTATGTGTTTGAATCGGTAGATTATAACTCGAATTTATCTTCCTATGATGTAACGTACCCGACCAGTAAAGCATATGCGATTTATTACACGCAGGGGGAAAGGAATATCAGAGGCTTGAATTTCAAGGTGCCTAATGCGATTAGCTCTATTTTAAGTAACTATGCAATAGTTAATATATTAAAAGTGGCTAGCGGAGAACCCCAGAGTTGGACTGATGATTATCCGACGCTCATGTTCCAGATCACCTACATACCGATATTTTCCACGAGAGTGACGCAGACAAAGCAGTATATCGTGGGAATGCAGCACCCGTTTGCACTGCCATATAATCAGGGGGCGAACATGATAGAGACCTCTTATTACGGCGAGAACATGAAGGGACTTATCGCGCGGCTGGGGAACGTGGAAAAGACGCTCACGTATATGGTATACAACCTGAACAGGATACCGAAAGCGGGGCAGCTCTTTGACGATGAATATTATATCTCCGCGGTATTTACGGAATTTATGCCGAGTTATATCAAGGTACAGCTTACGCTTTCCAAAGACTTTAACAGGCTGTCGCAGTATATCAACGTACCGAGCTATAAGCGGTTTTACGAAGTATCGGAGCGGCAGGCGTTCCGCAGAGAAACGCTTTACACAGATTATCTGGTGATCGGTAACGAAGTGGAAGACGACGGACAGGCATTGATTGACGATCATTTTTTAGAGTATATAAAGCATACTTTAACGCAAACCGCCCCCGAAGACAGTAAAATTACCTTTGCACAAACAATATCTGTAAATAAAAATAACGAAATGGTAGGTAATGTTTGTGTTTTCCCGGTTTTAGGCACGGCAATGGGGACGACGATGAATTTCTCTTTTTCGGCAGAAGATAATTATTCGGCAGGTCCGCAGAGTGTTGAACATAATGTAAAGAGCGGCAATGATGAAGTAACGGGATATTGGCAGCAGTATGTTCCGTATTGTGATTATTACGGAAGAATATACTATCTTGAATTGTTGTTTGGACAAAAATTTTCTCCGAGCAACAAGTTAGACGCGGCATTGGGACTTCCCAAACTTCCGGGGGGAACCTATCAGGGAATAAACATTATATCGACAAGACAAAACAGTTTACTCTACCGCAAGGACAGCCGTGAGATAATGAACTTCACCTATCAGGCGAGTTTTGTGACGAATCGGAAAAACATTGTAATAGGCTCTGCGCTGGCGGCGATGAACCCGCTGATCAAAGGCTCCGACAGGGATAATGCTGCGGGGCTTTTCATTTCTCCGCACAGAATCAACAAGTTTGACGATTTCGTCGACGTAAGCGAAATGACGCAGCAGGACTGGACGGGCGCGGAAGACGTGACGGTAGACGGCACGGTCATGCGTTTAGGGCAGATTACGGCGAGCGTAGAGGGGAAAGCGTGGGCTATCGTCTATTCGCCGAATCAGGAAGATACGGAGATCACGGTAGAGGACGAGGACGGAAACGTGACGACGCAGAAGATCCCCGTCGGCGATCGGCTTCTGATTGCCTGCAACATGGACGTATACGCGGGGCAGCTGATCATATTGCCGAGCATTTCCATTGTACACAATATATTCAAGGAGACGATGACGATCGAAGCGGGCAAGTATCGGTTCAGCGAGGTGGTTTATGCCGTACCTGCAAATGTTAAAATCACAACGCTTGCGTTTACAAGCAACAACCAAAGTTATACCGGAATGTCCTGTACATACAATTCCGAAACAGGAACGACAAGTCTTTCGTACATCAGCGAAGAGGACGGGACAGGTTATGAGGTCTATAATTCCGCCGGAGAATGGACAAATGCCGCTTTCAGAAATATCGAGGTGACTGCGGACAGTTCGGTGGGAATAAAAGAGTATGAGTGGTTCAAAGAAAATACGCAAGCCGTTGAATAAAAGGAGGATAAGAAAATGGATGAAAAGACGTGCGCATTTATGAGACTGGCGAAGGCGTTGCAAGCCAACGCGGAGAAAGAGGCGGAAGCGGTCAAGGGCTATACGGAGCAGTTAGAGGCGATTTTAGCGGCTCAGGAGCTCGCTGACGAAGAGGACAGGGATTTCCTTTCCAAGCTGTATGAAGAGACGCAGGAGAAGATTTCGGACGAATTGAATCACAATCAGTCGCTTCTGAACGAATACGTTGAATTTACGGGGATACCCGTTGCGGAGGAATAAACATGATATTTTATGCGGACGGAGAGGGTACGATCTTTAAGGCGTACCCTACACAGGTTTATCAGGGGAGCGCGGAGGCAAACAGAGTGATCTTCGTCGCTCCCTTTGCTACCTCCAACATGGTAAACGCCTATTTTCAGCTGCCGCACGGCGTGTATGCAGGTCCGTACCTGATGACGAACAAAGGGCTGCTGATGAACAATGACGTACCGGTGGAGCTGGACGGGGCTGTGCTGAACACGTGGGAGCTGAAAGTCCCCTCGGCGGTCACGCAGTACGCCGGGGTAGTGAAAGCGCAGTTTTTCGCGCTGTACAACTCAAATGATGAGGACACAGATACTGAGGTAATCGCAACATCTCAAACTTCCTTTACGGTGCAAAAGGGGATTCCGGCGGAATTGCCCTCCGCGCCGACAGACGACGTATATAAGTTGATCCTGAAACAGCTGTCGGATATCATTTCGACGCAGAGCGAGCACGAGGGGAAAGCGCAGAACGGAGAATACCCCGCGCGGTCTATTAAGGAATGGGGATCTTATTTTACGTACGGGATCGGGGAATATGTAATTCACCTCGATACGCTTTATTATTCAGACACTGCGCCGGGGAATGCCGAACCCGGGAAAGAGACGGCAGACCCGCCGCATTGGAGAGAGGTATTTTCGTTTGATACCGGAAACGAATGGGGCGCCGAGATCGAGCCGCTAAAAGCAAGAGTTACGCAGAATGAGGAAGATATCGACACGCTTCAGGCACAATATACGGCAGCAGTGCAGGATACCAATAAACTTTGGGTTAGGATTACGGACGGAGAACAGGTCGGTGCGGATTCTATCCGAACCCCCGGGGTTGCGTCTACCGTCGTTATGTATTCGGGGCGTTATTACTTTTTCCGCCGCGGAACAGAAAATTATATCATGCGCGCGAAGGTAAGCGACATATTTACGGAGCCCTGGACTTCGGACGGAGGAATCGATGAGACGAAGTGGGAAGTAGTCTACAACCTCGGAGAAATTACCGACACCGTGATCGACGCGGTGAAAGAGTTTATTGACCAGATCTCCGGCTCGTCGTTTGAGATCGTCTCTAAAAACCCTGATACGGGATATCCGGACGTAGAATCCCCGTCTAAAAATATCATTTACTTAACGCCGAAAGAAGACGGTGCGACGGGGGACAGTTACGATGAGTGGATTTACACGAACAACAAGTGGGAGCGCATCGGCTCGACAGAGATCGACCTCTCCGCGTACGTGACGAAGACGGAACTAAGCAGCACGCTTGCGTCGTATGTAACGCAGACACTTCTGACGCAGACCTTGCAGAACTACATAACAAGCACGGTTTTAACGCAGACACTGACGGACTATGCGACAAAGCAGTATGTTAACGAAGCAGTCTCTTCCGCCGGAGTAAAACAGAATGAAGTCATTCATAGAGCCGTTGTTTCGCCGAGTGAAGAAAGCGCAGACTTTTATGAAGACTCGGGAGCGTTATATTACAAAAACGGACAGTTTACCGAGAAGATTACAGTAAACAATATCGGTACATTCACTTTCTATGATAATACTATGCCGGGAAAATCTGCGACTACAGTCGGAGATAGAATGTTTGTAAAAAGCGGCAATAAAGTGTATGAGATATTTGAAGATAGCACCTATGAAGAATTTTATATGTATCCTGAAACTTCGTATACATGTATGTGCGGAAGCGACGACAGCTTATATTTCTTTTCTAAGACAGACTCATTTGTCTCTGTATTAAACATCAAAACGATGTCTTATGAAAAAAAAGATTTGAACTATTCGTCTGTTTCAACGATAAATGCTATCTGTTACGGAGACGGGAATATGTATTTGCTTTCTGGTAGTGGAAGTGCTTATAAAATAATTACTTATTATTTGGCGACAAATACTTTTAATACTGGAACGGATGTTATAACTTCAGGTGAATACTGGTATGGAACAAATATTGTTTACGATAACGGGTATGTTTATTACATGAGACGGACGGGCGTAAATAATGCTGTTACTCTTGCTACAAGACTTATGAGGTTGAATGTTGCGGATAATAGTAAAAGCAATGTTTACACTTTATATTCGGAATATTATGATAAAACAAAAACCGGTTTTGCTCTTGGTGTACTTCATAATGTTGTATATATTTTTGGAGAAAGCTCGGTCGATAAACAATTAAGTCTTCAGTATCGGTATTATTCTCAAAAATATATATGGGCTTCCGATAAAGGCAAATTATCTAACAGTCTTATAAATGGTAGTTTCAATTGTGTTTGTTTGTCTACATCAAATAATATTTTTGTTTTAGGTGGACAATATTATGCCTCTGCAACCTCTTCAAATGTAAGCAACCGAAATGATTTTGTCGTATTTACGGATGGAAGTTATACGTATACCTATGAAAGAATCGGCGCTTATAATGATGATGTAAAATCTATTAAGTTATCGCTATCAAATAATAAACTTGGCGGGACAATTACTCTAAATAGTAATGATACTATTCAAATACCTGAGATTGATTTAACATCTATGGGGTATGATTTACCGCAGGCGACAAATACGGCGTTAGGCGGCGTAAAAATGCCCTCTGCGGCTTCTGGACAGACGGAGAAAGCGGGAATCACATCAGACGGCTATCCTGTCACAAAACCCATTGTCAAGCCTGACGGCGTGAACGTAACGCTAAGCGGAAAGAACCTGAACGTCGAGGTTGAGCTTGATAACGACACGAGCGTAAGCGGGCAGGCTGATTTGACTGCGCTGACTGAAACGCCTGTCGCCACGACGTCGGCAGTCGGCGGAATCAAGGCGCAAAGCGGATCGTCGGACGGTCAGAATTTCCCTGTACAAGTGAACTCTGACGGAACGGCGTTTATCAACATACCGATTTATAACGGGGAGGTGGAATGATATGGCTATAATAAGCGGGAAATGGCATCTTAATGATGTTTTAACAGGAAACGGGTTGGGAGAAAAAAATATAGGTGGGTTTTCTTATGATTGTAGTTTTACCTCAAATAATAAACAGTATTCTAGGTTGTCCCTTTCTGCCGATAGGGATAGTAATAGCGTTACATACCTTTGGTATCTTTATCCTTCGGGTGAATCGCTTAAAAGCGATCTAGTGTATAAAAATGGCGAGTATGTTTTATCTGATTCGTATAAATACATTGATTTCGGCAAATCTGAACAAACAGTTGCAGACATTGTATATTCGTGGTTATCTGAAAATGCTACTACTGATTGGGTTACCTTTGAAAAAGAAATAACAACGGTAGAGGGAATCAAACTCTTAACCTCGGGGAAGTATTGTGAAAAAGACATCAAAGTAACGCCAGCAAATCCTGAAAACATAGTAGCGGGGAATATTAGGAGCGGGGTTCAGATTTTGGGCGTAACGGGGAATTACGCGGGAGAAGGTGTTACCTTACAGGAAAAGACGGTAACGCCTACAAAAAGCGTTCAAAACATCACTCCCGATACGAATTACGACGGGCTCAGCAAAGTGACAGTCAATGCAATTCCCGCGGAGTATATTACACCGGAGGGGACACTGAGTATAACGACAAACGGGACGAAAGACGTCACGCAATATGCCAACGTAAATGTTAGTATACCACAAACTGGGACGATTCGTGGCGTTTGGGAGTTTCAAAAAGATGGGTTTACAATGGATTCTGTCGATTGTGATGTCAACTTTACATCAAATGGAAAGCAGTTTACTTCTTTGCATAATAGTTTTGATGGAAACGAAACAACAATGAAGTATGACACAACGACTGTTTGGTCTGATGCTAGCGGTGTGGGTTGGGTAAATGAATCATATAGAACGGTCGATTTTGGGACAGAATTCCAAACAGTTCCGAAAAGTTTTATTGACTTTATTACGGATTTTGCTCAACCAATAACACCTACGCCCGTTTTACAGGAAAAAACAGTTGCGCCGGGAAAAACCGATCAGGAGATCGTGCCTGACGAAGGTTACGACGGATTGAATAAGGTAACGGTTCAGAGTGTCACGCTTGATGATTTATCCGGAACAGACGGTACTGAGCAAATGCTCAATCCGGGGACGGGAAAGATTGTAAAAGGAGGCATGGCGGAACTATACAGGATTCAAGCAAGAGCCCTGAATTTGGATAGTAAGACAGTAACTCCTACGACTTCGCAGCAGACAGTAACTCCGTCATCTGGGAAAGATGGTCTATCTCAAGTCACGGTCAACGCGATAGAGACGGAGACAAAGGAGGTAACGCCTGGCACCAGCGAACAGATAATTACCCCAACAACGGGAAAGTATCTGACCTCTGTCACAGTCGGGGCGATCCAGACAGAGACAAAATCTGCTACGCCGACGAAATCAACGCAGACGATAACGCCTGCAAGCGGGAAATTCCTTTCCAGCGTCACAGTAAATCCCATTCCGTCGAATTACATTATTCCGACGGGAACGAAAGAGATCACGGAAAACGGAACTGCGGATGTTACCCAATTTGCAAATGTGAATGTCAATGTTCCCTCTCCGAACGCAACTGTAACAGAAAACGATGATGGAACAGTTGACATTGCAATCACTAATTTGTGAGGTATAATATGGCAAGTGGTACTTATTCATTGACGGTGAATTTTGATGAAAATGTAGAAACAGTAAATATACAGAGCGGAGATATAACTGTGCTGGTACAGACCAGTGGGAAAGAGGTTATACTCAATAGAGATGAAATCTATGTTTCAGTCAATTATAAACCCGGATACAATTTATTTAGTCTGATAGCGACTGGATCATGGGAAAATGCCTTTTCCGAAATAAAAGACGGAAAACTTGTGATGAAACCTCTGGGAGATTTCAGCGGAGCCATCATCGTAAAAAGTAAGAAGGTGGAGGTCTAGTTATGGCTACAGTTAGCGGAATAAAAGTGTTCAAGGATTCGATTAAGTTTCCTTCTTATATTTTTCAGGTAGTTGATTACACATGTCCTGACGATCCTAAGTCTACTTCATTTCACTCAATGATTATAAGTCCTTCTCTAATTTACAGCACTGGAATAGACTTTTCAGGGGGAGCTTTTACTACGGTTTACGATTCAGACGGATGGGCAAACACTTATTACAAAACAGTTGATTTTGGAGAGGCAGAACAGACAGTAGATGATGTTTTCTTTTCGTGGCTGGATGAAAATATTGTAAAAGAGCCTGAGACAAAAACCATCCGCACTTTGACGATCAACGGAACCGTAACGACAGAATGGAACGGAAAGCCTGTCAAACAGGTCACTGTCGACGGGGTTACTTACAAAATGCCGGAGACGTACGCGATCGAAGTAGGTACCTATGTAGGCAATGACACAATTACGACAACCGCTTTTGAAAAAGTGGGTATATTATTTTCGTGTGATGGTGTGAGTTATTATGGAATGGAGAGAACTAGCTCTCAACTGAGGTATTATTTAATCACAGATTTGTTTAATCTTGCTTACGAAAAGTCTTGGGAAGATGTTTCATATAGAACGATTCAGGTAGAAAAATATGTTACGGAAAACGAAACTTTCTACAACTGGTTCACAACTAACTTTGAGAAGCAGGAAGAACCCGCTCTAATCGCTTTCACGATAAGTGGTATAGACTATCAAGCCGAAGAGGGAATGACGTGGAGCGAATGGGTAGCGAGCAGTTACAATAGTGGCGGTTATACAGAATCCGACGGAAAAATCATGCGTTTACGTAAATTCGTGTATACTCCGGCGGGAAGTGTGGACTCTTC